TAATTCCACTTTACCGCCGTTTCCTAATGCTTGCACAATGCTCCAGAGAATTGGTGCAACAACAAAATCAAACATACATGTCACCATATAAGTCCAGCCCATCATTGGGCGCCATTTTTTGTTTATCCAATCTGTATTGTCATTTACAACAGTACTGTCAACTCCTCCCGCTGCAACCACAGCAGCCGCGTCGGCTGTGGCTTTTACACTTGCTGCATAGTCAACAGCGGTTGTATTTGCAAAACCCCCGTTTTGAATTTTGTCATTGATGTTTACTTGGGCCCCGCGTGTCAGCGGTGTAAATGCGTCCGAGTCATCATAGTCTTCGAGTTTTGGCATAATGATATGTCTCCTGAAACGCTATTTACCTTGAATTGCGTTTTAACTTTAGAAACTCTTGCACTTTTGTGGCGACTGTGGACATAAAGTCTGTTCCTGGTTCAACTGCTTTCCATTTTCCCATTGGGCATTCTTCGGCAGCTATTGTTACTTTTAAATTAATCAAGCAACCGCATTGACGACACTGCTTTATAGACCGAGCATACCATTCGCATTTTTGGCAATGGCCTGCGCGTTCTAATCTAACTGGCATACTTGTAAACATACCATACTTAGCCACAAGAAAAGGGCATAATGCCCTTTTCTTGGTTACATTCAACCAACATCGGCTGCGGTCCAAATCCACTTGGCATGCCCACAATCCCAAATTCGATATAACTTTTTATCTATCATCAATTGTCTTTCTGTTTTTAGCAAATCTAATTGATTTGTTATCAGTGATTTTTTGGTAAATTTTGATCGATGAAATCGTTGTGTAAAATCCGTATACGAGTAACTTGGTTTAATAGCTTGTGCAGTTGCTAAAAATCCCAGTTTATTATAAACTTGGCCAGTGCCCCATCGTAAATCACAATAAGATACAATAGATGCTGGATTGTGTTCCTTGACAAATGCAGATAACAATTTACTTGCGCCGCCGATAACGTTGCCAGTACTACAGTAACGAATCAATTCGTAATCAGCAGTGCGATCATATCTGGGCTTTCCAAATGTCATTACAGCCAGCAATTTTCCTTGGTAAAAGCAACCATACGCCACTTTAAAAACTGCATGCCCTTGGATGTGATGTTTTTCCACAAACTCTTTGGCCAAAGAGTGTGAAACTTTTTCAACTTTGCATTTTCTTGCCTGGTATCTGTCTGATTCTCCTAATATGCTTTTGAGCCGACTAATAACTATACTGCGCTTGGTAAGCCACTCATCTTCAAATATGGTCACAAGACGATAGCCTTGTGCTTGACATAATTTTAATTTGTTCAAATGATAAGCTGGCTCAATCTTATGCATCTCTGAATGCCAGTACAATCCGCAGTATTCTATTGCAATCTTAAGCGACGGGATTAGTATATCAATTTCATAAGGGTTAATTGTGGTGCGATCCGATTGAATCACTGTACAATCAACTGTGCTGCACACAAAGTCATAAACTTCTTGCTCTTGTGCACTGGTATAAACAGGAATGTATGGGTTACATATTTTGCATTTGGGCACATGCCCGTTGTCAATGTAATCAGAAAATACATTATTGCAGCTATTGCAGTTGAATTTATAGTAAGTCTGGTTGCTTACTCCGGTGTATTCCTGTTCGCTTGTTGCAAACTCAATATTGGCCACTTGCTTGAATTTTTGATTCAGACGTTGGTAAGGAGTCTGCGCAGGCAACTTTACAGTTTTGATCTTTGAACTATAATACGTTGCATGCTGGGCCAATGCATGTGCAGTTTGTCCAGCATTTGTTACTCCATAAGTCTGCAAGTTGGTTGCAGCACGTTTGTGATTGATTGCTAGTTGTTGTTCAGCGGTTAACTGACTCTTTGTCTCAGTTACTTTTGCACTAATTGCTGCATTGGCACATGCACATGTTGCGGCGCGGCCGCAAAATCCATATCCCTGCGTGATTGACTTGAATTTTTTGTTATTTCCATGTGTGCACTGCAATGACTCTGTGTGAATTGCATTGTATATGGTTTCAGACAGATTATCAGATGCATATAAAGTATTCTTCTGCACCCAAGTCCACAACTCTTGATTATTTTTTACAATTTTGCCAAAATGCTTTGGTTTTTTGGCAATAAGTTCAACAATTTTATTTTTCATTTAGATAGTTTAACATACGAGCATGTAAAAGTATATATCAAAATTTCTTCAACAAGAAAAGGGCATAATGCCCTTTTCTTGGTTACATTCAACCAACCCTATTGGATTAGATGAATGATAAGTTTGCTGCGTCAATAGCAATTGTGTTAACGTAGTCAGCAGCGTTACCCAAAGAAGATGCGCTGTTTGACAACTCAACATAGCCATAACGTGTCATGAAGCTAACTGTTGGTTCAAATGTGTTTGGATCTAAAACAACACCGCTGCTCATCAATGGAATGTATGGGCAGTAGAATGCTGGAGCGTCCATTTCGTTAGCACCTTTGTAACCGATAAGGATCGGAGCTGCATCGCCTGCATAGTGGTTAACGTAAACACGAACTGAACTGTTTAATGTACCAACGAACTTGGTGTTTGTTGGAGCTTCAAATGTACCTTCTGTTGTACGAGCAAATGCGCTTGTAGTAGCAGATTGTAAGATTGTCAATGCTGTTGGAGAAACTACGATGTAGTTACCAGCACCACGACGTGTACGGCTAGCGATGTCGTTAGCAGCACGGTTAACCAATACGGCCAAAGCAGCGTGTTGGTCACCAACGAAGTTAGCAACGCCAGAAACAGCGGCTTGATCGTATGTACCGTAAGCTGTACCAGCCAAGCTGATCAACGAACCGATAACTTCTTGGTCGATTTCAGCTGTAATTTCTTGAGCCAATGCAGCCATGATTTCTGCTTCAACGTCAACACCGTGGATAGCTTGTGCGTCTTGAGCAGCTTCAAATGTCCAACGAGCAGACAACTTACGGCTCTTAGCTTCAACAGTCTCTTTCAAGATCTGAATGTTCATCTTCTTACCGCCAGCACCTTCTAGAGAAGCAGTAGAAGCACCTTTACCACCAGCACCAGAGTACTGAGTAGCAATGCTGAATGGGCTTAGAGCCTCGTCACCAGCAGTTACGGCTTTACCGATGTTGCCAGATTCGTTTGTTGCAGCGTCTGCACCTTCAGCGTAACGAACGCGCAATGTGTGGATCTGAGAAACTGGACCTTGCATTGGTTGAACACCAACTAATTCGTTAGCGATAGTTGTTGGCATAACGCGACGAATAACAGGTAAAATAACCTTGTTCAAAACTGCAATGTTACCAGAAGCTGTACCGCCGGCTGTTGCTGTTTCTGTCAAATACTTCTTTGTATTTTCCAAGCAGACTTCCATTGTAGTCTTGCGTTGACCTTGTAGGCCTTCTGTAAGGGCTTGCTTGGTAGCAGACCAGTTTTTGCTTTCAAATAGAGCTTGTGACATATAATGTCTCCTAATTAAATCTTAATACCAGCGAGTTTACGAAGTTGTTGAATAGTTTCATCAGCTTCGGCTGGGGCGGCGTCAACAGTTTGAGCTGTCTTATCGCCTGTAACCACAGTCTTCTGTGATTGCTGTCCTTCAACAAGTTGTTTCTTCTCACGACGAACTTCCTCGTTTAAAACAGATGGCAGGTACTTTTGGAATTGATCTTTTAGTTTAGCAGTATCAGTGCTTTCTAATAACTCTTCCATAATGCCACGCTTGTCTTTGGACAATGGTGAGCATAGGTCCTGCATTACGCGAACTCGCTGTGCTTGATCTTCCGCAATGCGCTGACGACGAAGCGACTCGCTAATTTGTTGTTCTTTTTGTGTTAGTGTTTGTTGAGCTTCTGATAGTTGTGTGTTCATATCAGCTAACTTACGGTTCAATTCGCTAACGGCTGTGCCGTCTGCAAACTTACTTGCCATAAATTCCGCTGCGAAGGCTTCCATAATCTTGCGACCAAAGTTATTTTCTTTGGCTGTACGGATGTCTTCTTTTAATTGTGTTACTTCTTTCTTAAAAGATTCAGCAACCATTGTATTGATTTTCTCACTTGCTTTCTTAATGAAAGTACTACGAGCTTCAGCAATAGCCTTACGACCTTCTGCAACTAATTTAACGCGAGCGTCAACCAATTGTTTGTGATCTTCGTGTAGTTCGCTTAGTTCAGAAGTCAACTTGCGCAATGCAAATTCTTCTAACTGGCCAACTGCATCTTTCTGTGATTGGCGATCAGACTTTAGTTCTGCAATTTCTTTTGCCAATGTTTCCATTACAAATTGTTGTAGTAACTTTGCGTCTTCGCTGATCTTGGCAGCATACTTTACACGTTGGGCAGCAGCTTCTTCGCGTAATGTTTTTAAATCGGCAGCACCTGCAGAGATTGTATCTTGCATTAGCTTGTCCATTGCTTCAATTAGCTGGTTTTTATCGTGTTCATAACGACCAGCAAATTCTTCGCGTAACTCAGCTGTAACTGATTCACGGCTTTCGGATAAGTGTTTTTCCCAAGCGGCGTTGATGTTCTCACGCACCTCTTCGGATAAAACCACTGAACCTAACATTTCTGTAAATTGTGTCATGTTTTTTCCTCAGACTTATTTCAGATTCTGAATGAATCTACGCATCTCTGCTTCGAGATGCTTTTGTGCGGACCTATCGTAGGTCGCCGCGTAGGCCACGTCCATCAGAGCGGCACGTCTACGACTGCCCATTACTCGTTCATAAATTGCTGTTGGATAAGCATCAGGTGCGCTGGGTTGTGCAACAACGTCGACTGTAACGATTTCAAAGTCAGAAACTTTGCCGCTTTCAGTTACGTTGCCGGATCCACGGCTACTAACGCCTAATTTAACACCGCTTTCAAGTAATGTCTTAATAATGTTTCCCATTGGGGTTGGAATAAGTTTTAACTTACCATAACCGTTTTCGCCTTCCATCCACATGTCAGTAATCATATGACTTACTCGGTCAATGTTTACTTGCAAATCATCTGGATGGTCTGCTTCTCCTAGTACTGAGAAACCTTTTTCTAGTCGAGACTTAATGCTCTCTACAGCACGGCTAATTTCATTAACTGGGTAAACACGACCGTTATGGTTTTGTTGTGCCCCTTGAATAAAAATACCCTTCATGTAGAGATCTTTACCGCCACTGGCTGACTCCTTTGACTCAAGCACCAAATTGGCTTGATCAAAACTTAAATGTTCGCGTAGTGGCTGTATGTTCATGATGGTTTAAGCCTTAGTTGAAACTTTGCTGAGGGCTGGCTTAGTTGTACCACCCATGTCTTGTGCTTTAGGGGCTGTGCCACCTGCTTCACTGCCGCCACCAAATTTAACTGCTGGGCGGGCGCCCATTGGGTTTTTGCCTGCAACTGGACTGCGTTTTTCGTCTGCTTTGTCGCTGTTGTCTGGCTTGGATACTGCACTTAATTCTGCTGATTCTTCAATGCTTTCTGGCATTTCTTCTTCAGCTTCCATATCGTCCATTTCTTCGTCAGCACCAGAAACCATTTGTTCGAATTCTGCTTTTAATTTTGCCAATGCAGACTCAACGTCCATCATTGCATCTGCAACATCACCTGCATCGGCATCAACTGCTTCTGCTCCTTGTTCATCGCTTAATTCAGCTTCTAAGTCGGCTGTTGCTGGCTCTTCTTCTGCGCCCATTTCAGGGGCAAATTCATCGTCGCCTTCTTCTGTTAAGTCGGATTCGACTTCGTCGATTGCACCGTCTAAATCTGTTGTGTCTTCGTCTTCGAAGGCCATGTCATCAGCCATAATGTCCTCATAGACTTTACGGCCAATACCTACATAGTAGTCATGTAACAATGCACTTGCTTGATCTTCTTCTTTGTTAAGAAGGTGAGCTAATGCTTGTTCTAAGATTGATTTACTCATTTATTTCTCCTTGCGCTAAGGGGAAGGTATATTATTTGAACATACCGCACCAATAACTACTTACTATTGACGTAGGAGAATATAGCGGAAATGGCGGTAAAACAGGTGTTTTTACCGCCATGGTGTGATGAAAATGTAAATTAGTATTAGACTGGAGCTGGTCTAGCGTACATTTTTTTAACTAAATCCAGTCGCTTAGACTCTTCGTACTTTCTTAGATCACGTAGCTTTCTCAAACGATTCACGTGCTCAAGCGTTAAGCGCTTGCGGCGCATGTCGCCATAAAAAGCCACATCTGGATCGATTTCTGTTTCAATTTCATCTTCGATTTCTAATAAGTCGTTAAATCTCATACTCTTACTTAGTAAAAAGTGGAATTTACGCTGCTGGCGGTGCAGTCGGGGCAGGTGCTTCTGTAGCAAGTTCGGCTCCGGGTTCTGCTACTCCACTACCTTCGGCTTCTAAGTCTTCCATGCCAATGCCAAGATCCAAATCGCTTTCGCCAGGGCCTTTGAGGCCAGTTGAGCCAAATCCTGCTGCTTCGTCGCCGCTGGTTGCCATTGCATCAGCTCCAGTGTTTTCTTCTTTCCACATGCGTTCGTTTTCTAAGATTTCATCTTCGGTTAGACCCAAGAATTTCTTTAATTTGAAACGATGTGCCAGGTATGGGATTTCAGATAGCTGGGTAAACACTGCTGAACGTGCATTGTTGATTTCAATTTCACGGTAGTCTGAGAAGTTTTGTGGTTCTAAGAAGTCAATATCAAACTCAGAACTGTCAATGTTAATACCACGTTGCTTCATAAAGACTTTAAACTCTTTGTCAAGCATAGGGGCAATTAAACCTTGTAGTCTGCGACAATAACGATTGAAACGGAACTCTTGAATTAGTGCTGTACCCATGCGGCCATCTGTAAATTGAGCAGCACTATCATCTGGTCCTGTTGGCAAGTAGCTGCTGGGAATACGTAGGCCACGAAGCATCTTGTTTGTAAAATACTTTAAGTCGTCAATTTCTCCTAGCCCTTGTCCGCCAGGTAAGGTTTCAACTTTGGAACCGCGACCGTCTGCTGTTTGAGCAAAGAAGAAGTCTTCCATAATGCTCAATGGGTTGTAGCTGGCATCGACTGCATTTGAGCCGCCTGCGCGAGTTGGAATACGTCGTTGATGAATTTCGTTCTTAACACGTTCAACAAATGCCATGGCCTGGTGTGCTGGCAAGTTGCCTGTGTCAATGTAAAATACTCTGCGCTCTGGGGCACGTTGTACGCGATAGATAATAACAGCATCTTCAAGCATTTCTTTCTGCTTGTACACTTTAAACACACTGTCAAGAATACTTGGGCCAAATGGCCAGCTTGAGTCTAACCCTTCGTTCAAGCTGATATGAATAATATTGTTGGCATCAATTGCAACTTCGCCGCCTTGCTGCCCGGGCTTTGAATAATTACTGGATTGAGAGAATGGACCGGCAGCATTTGTAACTGCGGCGCCTGGTAATGTTTGCACGTTGTCAATGGGTTGTGTTGCAACCTTTGCTGCCATGTTGGGGTGGATGTTGGCAATAACATACTGCTCGATTGCACGTCCTTCGGCTTCATTGATAACAGCCCGTTTGACGTCAACTGGATTTACCCAATACAGTTCAAATGTTTCTGGGTCACGCAAGAAGAAGTGATCGCCATATTTGATAGCAGAGCGAAACATGCGAAAAACTCGCTGATCCATTTTGTTAATGGCACACCACTTTTTAAGTGCTTCGTTGACTACTTTGCTTTCGCTATCAGTTGGAGTTTCTTTCCACATGATGCGGAATGGCAAGTTAGAGTCAATGTCTGCTTGTGTGCAGAATTCGGCAATAGTATCTAATGCTGCATTAACTTCGCTGTCAATATCCATTTGATCGTACTGGACATAACGGTCCGTACGGTTTGGTTGCCCAGTATAAACTTCTTGTAACCAAGAAGCAAACTTAGCCGACGTTGCTGATGCTCCGCCGCGTTGGCCCGCAGAAGTCTTTTCAACTTCCGGATCCCAAATTTTAAAGTGTTTTCTCCAACCGCTCATAGTGTATTACTTACCTTAATTTTTACGCAAGTCTGACCGGACCTTCATATCCGGTTTGCTTTGTGTTTCCGCGAATCGCTGCCAAATCGTTTTCAATGCTTGCCAAATACGACATAAGCTGGCCAATTACTTCTGGTGTTACTGCCGAATTACCGTTTAGTATATTTGACAATCCGTTAGCAGGTTGCGTTGCTCCTATCATACTGTCTGTTGATATTTGTGGGATTGAAAGTCCGTCCAAACTTGGCATGTCAATGTTGCTTATTTCAACCAATGCATTTTTAAAGTTGGCCAGTGCGTCCAAGTCTAGTGCTCGCAGGTTGTCATTTATCAAGCCAATACTTGATCCAAATTTGAACATTCCTTCGCCAATCATGCTGATCTTATCAGCAACTGGTACAAGTTCTAAGATGCGTTCAATTGGGCTTTTGGCTCCAAACAAGCTCACTAATCCTGTTATCAAACTTGTTGCAGTGGCAGCAACCATGCCAGCAGCAAATACCACTGCTCCGGCACCTATTGCAGCTAAACCGCCGCCGATTGAAACCAAGTTATCCCCGTTGATGTTACCAAATACTTTTAGTGAATTGCCAAAACTATCAAGTGCTTTACCTGTCATCCAGGTTGCTGCGGCGACACCTGCACCAATAATAGCAATTGATGCACTTAATATGGTTGCACCAACTAACACCGCCGGGTTTGCAAATGCAGCAATACCAGCAGCAAGTCCACGAAGTATTAACTCGATACCTTTACCTACACCGGCACCAATTCCTGTAACAAGATCTTTAATGCCTTTGCCGGCACCGCTGCCAAGTTCTTTTAATGTTTTGCCCATTGATCCACTGCCACTGATGTTTGACGCTGATTCTGCAATCGCGCCGCCGGCTGCTGAACCTGCGCTTTTTCTATTAGCAAACCAATCTTTGATACTGCCCAAGGCGCCGCTGGCGCCTTTGCCAGACATTAACCCTCCAATGCCGCCTGCAACAGCCAATGCGCCTAAACTACCAACCAGTGCAGTAATACCAATGCTGATTCCTAGTATTGCGCTTCGCAAACTTTCAAGTGCCGCAGTTAGATCGTTCATGCTCCTGATATTGTCTGTTTCTGAAATACGCGGTGCTTCTTTGCCTTCATCTTTGCCGCCTGTTTCCAATCGTTTTGCAAATACACCAAGAGCAGCGCCAGGTGCAGCATACTCAGAAGCAGTTGTAGCATACTGAGAACGTGCTTCACTGAACTGCTTCATTTCACCAGTCATGCCTTTTAAGTTTTTGTTAATAGCATCAACGTTTTCGCCACCTGCACCACCTTGTTGTACAGCTTGGTTAAGCATTTCCAAAATTGGCATTGCTGACGCATTAGAAACATTTGCTGCCGCTTGACCCATTTCGCCGCGACTCAATGCCAATGCAATCTTAGAAATCTTTTCTGGATCACTTTCAATACCCATTGACTTGATTAACGGTACTAAGTTTTGTGCTGCGGCATTGCCTTCTAAGCTGGCATACGTGCCAGCTGTTGTTTTCCTAAATTCAGCCATTGCAGCGAGAATTTCTTTGGTTCCTACACCAAAAGCACTGCTTAATTTACGTGTGTTGTCTAGAGTATCGGCGTACTGCTTTACCAGTCGTTGCTGTGCATCTTGTTCATTTTTTGCAGCCAAAGAACTTGATTGTGCAATAGATCCCATGAGCTTGGCCCGTTCTTCGTCGCTCATTCCCATTGCAGCGGCTGCATTACTAGCACGGTTAACACTCTTAACTAAATCGGTGCCTAATGCATCACGCAATGTTGAGTTAAGATAAAAACTGCCGTACTTTAAACCGCGACTTAGATTGCTTAGATTTTCTGCGGCTTCTTGGCTACTTGATCCAAAGGCTTTGAAGCCACCTTGGCTTTCTTCGATTACTTTGATAAATGAACCACCAAGACCGCTTAGTATTTTCATTTGCGTAACTGAGCCCACACCAAACTTGTTTAGGTCAGCAAACGCACCCATGTCCCCTGCATTCTTAGCAAACTCTTGCAAGTTACCCAGCATGGTGCCAACACCAAATGCAATACCGCCAGCAACTCGACCAAATGTTGTGCCTGTGGATTCTATGCTATTACTTAGGCCAGCGAACGCGCTGCTTAAATTTGCGTTTTCTCCAATTAAACTTTTCCCAAATCCTTTAAACGCTTCTGTGGTTTTTTCTTGAGCACGTTTTGCTTCTTTTTGTTCTTTTGTTAAGTCTTCTTGTGCAGATACTGCATCCTTGGATGCTTTGATTTCAGCGTCAGTTTGTACACGTTGAGCTCGAATTGATTTTGTTGCTTTGTCAATTTCTTCGCGGTTTGCTTTTTGTGCTTTTTGTTCTAGTGATGCAGCTTTGGCTCGAGGGACTTGGCTATTTTTTGAAGTTCCGCTAGCAGAGCCGCGACCAACTGAACCAGCTACACTGTCTAGTTTATCAGTTAGTCTTTCAATTGCTCGTATTAATTCTTGATCTTCCATTTGGATAAATTTGGTCCTTTAGCCTTTAAAACTACACATAAATACATTTATGACATAGGTTCTATTACACCTATTTACCGTTAAGGATTAACTACATGGATAACTCAAACCCACTAAAAAAGCCGTTCAATGCGCCACCAGCAAACCCATTGGCCCAATATTACCGAAAGCCTGGCACTTACATTGAACTGCCCAGTGGTGGACGTTTTTACAAGCTGACTCCAAAGTTAAGCGACACCAATGAACTTGCAGTGTACCCTATGACTGCCCAGGATGAGTTGGCTCTTAAAAACCCAGATGCACTGTTAAACGGCGAAGCACTAAAGCAAGTTATTGCTTCTGTTTGCCCCGACATCAAAGACGTAAGTGAAATCCCAGCTCCAGACATTGATGCTATTTTGGTTGCAATGCGCATGACCAGTTATGGTGATGACATGGAAATGGATGTTGCTCATGGTTGCAAAGAAAGTGGCGGCAAGAGTCAACGTGTAACAGTGGGCTTGGGCAGTGTATTGAGTACCTCAAAGGCAATTCCAGAATCATTGGGCACAGTTACACTATCCAATGGCGTTATTGTACAGTTAAAACCTTATACTCTTGATGCACAAAGTCGATTGCTTCGTGTACAGTTCAACACCATGCGACAATTGCAAGGCGCCGAAGCCAATGAAAACAGCACTATTGAACAAAAAGCCGACATTGCAAATCGTGGTTACGATCAACTGGTGGCATTAAGCCAAGACATTCTCGCAGCCAGCGTTATTTCAGTAACATTACCAGACGGTGTAGTAGTTACAAACTCCATTCACATTCGCGAATGGGTCAAAAATTTGGATCGTGCAAGCAATGAACGACTAGACGAAGAAATCAAAGCCTTTGGCAAGTTTGGTATTACTCGTACTTTAGAAGTTGAATGTGATCATTGCAAGAACAAGTTTACCACTGACATGCTGTTTGA